TGGCTATGACTGCGCGCGCCGGTCGATCGCATCACGCCTTCGAGGAGGTGTTTAGCGGTCATGAGTGCCTTTCAGGTTGTTGTTTTGCTCGCTGCGCTTCGAACCACTGCACGCGCGCCGCCTGGTTAGGCGATCGGGTGTACAGCACGCATGCCCGGTTGTCCCATGCCACGAACGGGTCGCGCAGTGGCGCCATGCTGCCGTCGTAGCCAGTGCAGCGCCCTTTCCCGGCCCGGGCCTGGTCCGGGTATTCCTTCATGGCGAAGTTTTGGCACTGGGCGCAGATGTCGGTGATCTCGCGGCTCATCAGTCGAACCCCCCGCGACCGGAGAATGTGCGGGCGGGCGCCTTGGCCTTCCGATGCCAGCGATAGGAAAGGTCCTCAAACCGCGTCTGAGCCCCGATATAGCCAAGCCCGATGACGCCGGGCGACCCTTGCCGCTGCTTCGCGCTGATCCACTCGCAGATTCCCTTGTCATCGGTCTCCGGATTCCACAGCTCATCGCGGTACAGGAAGATGATGTTGGCGGCGTCCTGCTCGATGTAGCCGGACACGCCCAGGTCGGACATGATCGGTCGCTTGTCGGCGCGCTTCTCGCACTCGCGGTTCAACTGAGCAAGCAGGATCACAACGGCGTCGAGTTCCTTCGCCAGCGCGATCAGGCCACGTGTGTACTCGCCCATCGCTTCGTGCAGTTTGTCCGACTTGGCGCCGGTGATGAAGCTCAGTTGGTCAATGCAGATGATGTCGCAGCCATGCGTGCGCTTGATCTTTCGGGCCTTGGCGCGAATCTCAGCGATGCTCAAACCTGTCTGGTCGTCGATGAACAGGTTCAGATTGCGGGAATTGATGGTCGCCGCGGTGACAGCATCCCAACGTGCCGTATCGTCACGCCCCTCGCCTGGCGTCCGCAGCCATCGCATGTCCACGCGGGCCAGTGCTGCGATGTTTCGGTCGTTGACCTGATTGGTCGACATCTCCATCGACAGGAATAAGGATGAATAGTCGCGCGCGGCATTGCGGCAAATTCCGAGGCCTGCTGCGGTCTTGCCAGTGCCGGGGCGTCCGGCGATAACCGTCAGGGTGCCGCGCTCCAGGCCTCCGTCGAGCATTTCATCCAGGTGCTGGTAGCCGGTCGGGATGGGGCGGATCTTCCCCTCCATGCGATCCTGCAGCAGGGTTAGGTATTCATTAAGCGTCGAGTCCAGGCGGCGCGGGTCGCGTGCAACCTTGCGCTGCGCCAGGTCATCGAGCTTGGCTGCAGCATTGGCAATGCACTCGGCGCTTTCCTTGCCCGATTCGGCATCGGCCGCCAAATCCACGGACAGGGCAGACAGCGCGCGTTTTGTCGCTTTCTCGATCACGATGCGCGCGTGGTACTCGATTCTCGCAGCGCTGGCGGCAGAGGACAAAAGCTGCCCCATGTACGGCATCAACTCCGGATCGAGGCACCCTGCTAGCGTGATCGGATCGACGCGTTTTCCGGCGGCGAGTTGAGTGACGATCTCCGTGAACATAGTCCGGTGGTCGCCGCGGAAGAAGTGCGCAGCATCCAGATCGGGGACGCGGTCGATCGCGTCGTTATCGCGCAAAATAGCGCCCAAGACGGATTGCTCTGCTTCGATGCTGAACTGGTCGATCATGCGGCCTCCCGATGGCTGCGCTGGGCCTGCTGCCCTACGGTCGTCAGGGAATATTGGCCGTCCGTTCCAACGAACCAGAGCTTGAACCAGTTCCCCTTAACCGATTTCAGAAACACCGTACGCCAGTCCTTGTACCGCTTTGCGTCCGGCATCTGGTAGCGGTCCTTGAACTCGGTCCACTGCAGCGCCAGGAAGTCACGGGGCAATTTGACCTTGTCGGCGTAAGCGAACACCGGGTGGCCGTCCGGGATCGGCGTGGCGCCGGACGACCGACAGTCAGCCAGGAACGAGCGGAGCGAGATTGCCGTCTTGCGCTTCTGCTCGACGGACTCACCCCCCTCCGGGGGTATGGGGGAAGGTTTTAATTCTTCTCTTCTCTTCTCTTCTCTAGTCAACTTTTTGTCCGCATCGTTTGCGGACAGATTGCGGACAGATTGCGGACTTTTCCGTTCATCGCGCTTGCGCTTCTGATCCTCTGCGCGACGCTTGCCCGACTTCCCGTTGTGCTCCGAAAACTCAGGCAAAACAAGGCCTTGCGTATCTTCCGCGAGCCAGCCTACCGCGATCATGGCGGACGAAAATCCCGGCCAGCCGATGATATGATCAAGGGTTTCCGCGGTGTAGCCGGACAAACTGCCATCCGCTGAGTGTGTGTCGAATACGCTCCAAACCGCATGCAGTCCGCCAATCACGCGAAATTTGTCCGATGCGGTTGCGGACAAAATGCGGACAACTTTTGGATGTGTTTGCAGGTCCAGGCGCATCTTGATCCAATCGCCAGCCATTACACGATCCCTTTTGCGCGATTGGAGTTCATGCGCCACGCCGTGACCTCGGCAAGCTCCTTGCTCACAAATTCATTGATGGAGTAGAAAATCGCCGATCCTTCCGCCTGATATCCGAGGTGATAGACGCCTTTCACGGGCCCGATGACAGTAACGCAGCCCATGTTTGGAACACCCCCGGAAGGATCTGGGGCGGATGCCTTGGCGGAATTTGCGCGAGAACGAGGCGATAACGGCTCGCCGGCGCCGGCCGCGGCGTCTTGCAGTGTCAGCATGCTTCCCATATCAATCTCCTAACAGCGCCGCTTCATGCGGCATCCTTATAGACGTGTCCTTCATCGATGCGCTGGCGGACTAAGCTCATGGCCGCGATCACCTCAGCCCGGCTGGCGATGTCCATCTGTCCATCGTGGACCGCGAGCGCGGCCTTGATGTCGCTGAGGCCTTCGCCGTCCAGGCGGAAGCTATTGGTGCGCGCACTGCGAGTCTTGGCCCTGAATGCGCCTTCCAGCGCAAGGTTGAAGGTCGACTCGTGCTCGACGCCGATCCCCGTCTCAGCCAGGGCGAGGCCGATATTCAACGCAGTAACCACGACCGACCACGCTTCTTCCGTCGCAACGCCGGAAGCCAGCTGCTCGAGGTTGAGCCAGTACGCCAGGCCTAGGTCCTGCAGCTGACCGTCATTCAGCGGCGCGGCGTCCTGGCCGCGCGCGTGGCACCTGGCAACGACCGTCAGGCCGCCGGCGAGAGCCACCGGGCGCGGTCGGTATTTTTTGTTGCGGGCCTTCTTCATGCCGCCTCCAGCGCCTCACCGAACGGGCGTGGCCAGACGGCGGACTCGTCATACGGCAGCCAGGTCAGGACCGGGGCGCCATCCTTCAGCACCGCAGCGCCGTGCTTGTCGATCTTCGGGCCGCGATACATCAGGCGGGTCAACTTGACGTCGCCCGGCGATGCGGCGATCCAGTCGCGGCAGAACTGCGGCGCGTCGAGTTCCGGCGAGATGCGCACCTGCTTTTCCGACGCTTCGAACAGACGGTCAGCCTCGGCCATTACTCGCCCCCCCATTCGGCTGCGGTCAGCGACTGCCTTTTGTTTTTGTCATCAACATAAAAGGTTGGAACGCTTTTCTCTGCCAGCTTCCGGCACACCTGCCGACTCACGCCAAAAACACAAAATGCACCCATGGCTATATCTCCGTAGTTGTTTTGATATTGCTGGCCGCGCCTGCTGCGTTTTCCGTGGCCTCGCTATTTGTGAGCAGGCCTTTCGCCCGCAGGATCTCTCGGCTCTCCGCCCGGGCTGCGTCGAAGCGTGCATCCACCTGCGCCCGGTCGGCGCCCGCGCTGGCATAGCCGCCATCCAGCCATGCATGACAGTCCGAGCACCCATAGCAGCCCTCCTCATCCGGCGCCTTCAGGCTCATGCCCTTGCCGTCCTCCAGGCGATTGGAGTGGCACCAGACGGTCGTTTCCGGATTGCGGTTACAGATTCCCTCGAAGCGCAGCGTGCATTCCTGCATGCGCGCGGAGGCGCGGATCGGCGTCGACTTCGGGCGCGACTTCTTCAATGGCTTGCGCGGCGTGGCCGTCTTCGCGCTTTTGATCAAGCGCTGCTCGACGCGCAACAGGCCGGCGCTGGCGGCTGGGGTCTTGAACCCACTGCCGCGCGACATCGGTGTACGGCGCTCCAGAGGCTTGCCCTGCTTAAGCGGCTTACCAGGTTTTAAGGTCGAGCGGCTCAGCATGCTAGGATTGCCTTTTTAACTACGGAGGCATCATGCTTAGTAAGGACCGCACTGTTACTCGGTACCGAGATCACAGCATCCTGGTTAATCCCTCGGACACGCCGCAGGGCGCCCTTACTGATGCCTTCGCAATTTATGAGCCCGGCGCGCACCCGATGAACACTGTTTGGCTTCATGAGCACCCTCGTGGCGAGATCAAGACCTACGACA